GAGATACTCACGGGGACGGCCCCCCACCCCTTTTGGGGGTGAGGTCTCAACCGATGTGACAAGCATCGGAAGAGTTTCCCCGTGAGGCTGTGCTAAGTGTACACTCCTCAATTTGTGGTAACGAGTCTTACTTCCTTTTGGGACTGAGGGGCGTCACACCCCCAGCGAGTGGACGTTAAACTCCACATTGCAACAGACCAGAGAATAAGCTCGATCAAGCAGATTGGCGAGTGCGGGCACACCCGGGTTCCATAGGCGGTTAGGGCTACAGACCCCCGCTAGCTATATGGGCACTTGGGCCGGCACAGTTTTCCATGATGTAATCCTCCGAGGAGGTCAGATCGTTACGATCTGAGGTTGCCAAGCATGCTGGGCAACCCACTCAGGTAGCTGCTGCCAATATAGTAACGGCGGCACCACTATCACGAGTCAGATTCCTTTACTTGCAAACTGGCAAGTCGCTTTCTCCACCTCTTCCAGAGGCTATGCACCTGTGTAAGTCGGGGCCGCTGCTCTGCAGTTGGGTCCTTCCAAACACGCAGCCGCGCTGGGACTAGCGGGATTTCCGCTAGTCGGTTCTCCAGTAGTCGAACTACTTGGTTGAACACGGCTGAAGCCTGCCTAGCTTGTAGTTTGGCGATAACGGCTTGCAAATGTCGAAGGGAGGCTGAAGACTTTGTCCACGCGTCTCGGAAAGCTGCGATCTTCTTGTTCACTGTAAGTGACACAAGCCTCTCCGCCGGAGATTCTATCTCTTTATCAAAGTACAACTCGGACTCAACGTCTTCTAGACGTCGTTCGAGAGGGACGATGTACTCATCGTACATCGCCTGCACAAACGGTCCTAGTCGAACTAGGGTTTCGTCGTGTAAGCTTTGAGGCAGGTTAGGACCTTGACTGGTTAACCAGTCGAGCCAATTTGACTTGGAGAACTCAGTTCCCGAGTTCGGATGAGTCAGGATGGAGAGTAAAACTCTCAATCGAGGGGTCAACGACTCCCAACCACCAGAGCAAGCTTTGGTGACCGACTTATAACCGACACCGCACGCGAACAAAGTATTCGCCAGAGAGGTTTTACCATCGATTGCCTTAAGCAACTGGAGCATAGTAAGGGTTCCATTTAGCGAAGCCATTTGGACCCCGAACAGTTTCCAAGGGACCGGAGATACCAACTTGTTGTTAACAAACAACTTCTTGGCAAACTCTGCCGTCCTCGATGAGGCGACGAGACTCTTTTGTATCCCGACGGTTACACCAAACCAGCGGCAAATACACAAGTACTTGGCAGCTACACCGTCGTGGGCTATAACGATGTCATCACCGAGTACCGCGTATTCTTCAAACCAACCGGTTACGCCGGCTAAGTACGCAGCATACTGCACCATTGCATGATGCGTTAAGGCCAACATGGCCCAAGAGGAGTACGCACCCATCGGTTGCCCGACGGCGTAGCGGATACCTGCTTCGCGGACCCCAAGCTTCCGAGGAAGTTTGAAAACACGCTCCGTCAGGAGTCTCCTCCAACTGTAGGCGAAGCCTTCAGTAAACATCTCCTTGAGTAGAAGCTCTTGGATGGAGACTGGTAGTCGATCCGTCGCGGCACTTAAGTCATAGCTGTACACCTTCTGGGTGACAGGTATCCTCTTGAGCAGACGCCTTACAGGCTTCAGCTGGTCGAAGGTACCATCCGTAGGAAGTTCCTTTAGGATGTCCATGATGTACGTGTGAAGTGGCTTCAAAGCCACCTGCGTCCAATAGTCGACTATCGCGAAAACCCTTACTTTCCCGGCGGGCTCCTGCTTCGTGCTAATCCGGCCGGACCACTTACCCGCCCCTGGCGTGTACTTGGCCTCGTCCTGGATTAGGGACCAGATGGACTTGGTAGATTCGGTTTCACCGAGGCACCAGAGGAACTGCCATAAGGTAGAACCCCACCGCTCAGATACCCACATCCAAGCGGCATGTCCCCTGGAATCGAAACTAGACTGACCCAGTCCGGTATTCGACCCCGAAGCGGAGATCGGAAATATTTCAGGCTTGAGCGCAAGAGCAGGGTCTACGCCCAGGTATTTCTCCCCGGTGTGTTCTTCAAGCTGAGCTACGAACCTAGGAAGGAACTTAGCCCAGTTCTTGCTTACTAACTTCGGGATTACTTTACCTGGTGAAGTGATGGTCGACAACTTTGGAGCCGCCTTGTAGCTGAAAGCTCTGTACAGCCCAAAGAGTGTCATCCATAATCGGATATACCGAGGATCACCGGATCGTATCCGGTGTCTATGGTCCCGGGGTATTATCCTGGGTAAGCCATCGCCAGTTGCTGAGACAGCAACACCCTTCTGTATATCACGACTCGAATACTTAGAAGAAGAACTAGGAAGGCCCTGCATTAGCAGGACCGAGCATGTCTTCAGGTAGAGGACTAGCCCCTTCGTTCCTCCCTTCGTATATAGCCATTCGCACTTCTTTGCAAAGAAAGCGCAAGCTTTAACGTTTCCTCGAGTAAGTCTCCCATCGGACCATCGCACCATTGCAAGCAATGGCACGAAAATCCGTTTCCAAGGTTTTACGCTTGGATACCATGGAGCATCCACGTTACTAGCAACCAGCTTCCCGATGGGTAGAACCCGGAAGGTGCTTAGAAGTTTTCGCATGGCTAGAATCGTAGGCGTCAGGTCTCAGAACACACCCTCGTAGCTTTTCGGGTGCTCCCTTCCCAGTTCCGTTTCTACAAACCTCTGTTCCAACTTCGGTTTCCCTACATACCCGGCTTTAGGCCAGTATGACGTCGCGTTTGACTGCTGGTTTAAGAGCCAGCTGTCACGACACTTGGGGCCGCAGGTTGGACTTGGGAGTCCTAAGGTTAGCAGCGGTGGGGAATGAAACCCGCACGTACTAACCCTTGAGGTAGAACTGAGACTGTTGCAAGGCACGGCCCCCGGCTACGGCGCCCCTCCCGAAGGAGAGGCGCGAATCGCCGTTAACGTACCTACCCATTACTGGGCGGTACGACGGTATTTCCAAGCAACCTCTCAGAACACCTCCTTAAACGGAACGGTACTCAGGGAGCACCTTACGTCTCCCTGTCGACTTGCGTCTTCAGGCGAGAGTGCCTCAGTCATTGACTGATGCGGGCCGCTTAAGCCCCGGCCATGGACCGCTACTTATCTGAGAAAGATAGTGGGTTCACCAAACACTTACCGCTCTTAGAGAGATAGAGGTGCTGACTACATCTACTATTTTCGGTGCTTTGTAGGAGCAATACCATACAGGTTGCTGCTGCAAAGATCACGTTGCATCGTAACGAGAAGGAGAGGTTGTGCACCTCCTAACTCGCCCGTACACGCGGTGATTCTTACACCTATTCCTCAGCGTAGTCCCAACTGGACTTCGTCAGGAATGAGAGAGGTTTCCCTCTCTCACCGG